AGAACACCTTCGAACTTTTCAGTAAGATCATCAATCAGTTGTTCTTTTTCGCCTTCGTTGATAAACTTAGTAATGTTATCATTTGCGTGAAAGCCAGCGCCGGCGTCTTTAATACGCTGGATAATTTCTTCATATTTTTTCATTTATATCTCCGAGTTAATGACGTGGATGTCATATTTTATTATGCTGTATATTTAGGTTTTTGTCAACTAAAAGTCAAAAATTTCTTTAACTGATTCCATATCCACAGAATCATCGTCTTGTCGAGGTACAAGATAAACAACGTTATTGTTATCACGTCCTACATTTTGTACAATATGGAAAGACTTACAGTAGCCCTTTTCTACCCAATCATATCCCCACTTGTAAGCAGCATCAAAACAGTCACGAAGATCTTGCCAGCGTTCACGCTTAGGCACAAACATAATCTGTCCTGCTACCGACGGTTTAGGAGCATGATAAGCATCGTACTTTCGAGTACGAACAATAATATCAGATTCGTCAAACATTATAGTATTCCTTTATTTTATATATTGTACAACACTTTTATGTAACTGTCAAGTCATAAGATACAGCAAAATGCCTTGACGTATTTTCAGTTGGCGTGTGATAACACAGAACGTTTTCAATTGTAACATCACCCCGTGTAACACAGCGATCTAAATTTGTTACAAATACAGTATGCTTCCATGCTTTTTCTTTTTTAGTTAGCTCGCCTGTTTTCTCGTTGTGATCATACCACATTCCGCCGTCGTTATGTTGAGTAAATGTACCTAAGCTATCTAAGTGACTGGTAAATTTGTTTCTATTAATTAACGATGTGTGTTCTTTACGTATGCCCGGCTGCTTATGAAAGTCTCCGATAACAGCACAGTCTCGAGATTTTACAATATCCTTAAAAATATATTTGAGATCTTCTATGTTGTCTTGATCGCTAATGCCGTCGGGTAAAGAACTAAAGGTAGGATGAATATTTATAATTTGTGTGTTTTCGATGTAGCAGCCAATAGCAACACTGCCGGCGCCGGGTATTAAATGCTTTACTTTAGTGTATGCTGGTAGTTTGATCTTTTTAACATTAGATAAAATATTGTGCTTTGACGCAGTAACAATATACAATCCGTCGTCTCGTTCGTTCTGCTTTATACAGTGGAAGTAAGGAAATTGATCAATAATTGAATCAAAGTGATACTCGGGAACACGGGACATGTTAATTAGATCAACTCTATTACTAACACTGTCCCAATATTCTCGAGTAAACTGATCAAGAAATCCGTTTGATTCCCACTGTAATACTTTAAGTTTCATCTTTTTCCCATGGATATACAATCCACACAGGGTCGCGAGCTTTGTCGATTTCGCTTGCTACGTATGTCACGTTTGAAAACTTACTAGGCATGTTGTCATGTAATACAGCAACCCGCACATTGTTTCCCCATACATCTTCCCAACGATCGTTTCCCGGATAGCAGCTACTACGCCAGTCTTCTTGGATCCAAAGAAGTGTGTTGCCGGTGTCGTTGATGTCGTCGACAATAAGAATCTTTTTGCCGTCGTACGCATCTTCGGCCATCCATGTTTTAGATTCTTGTTCTTCGCCGTCTCGCAACGCTACTTTAAGAGTTTCGCACGGAATACCTAGTTCGTGTGATAGTAAGACTGCTGGCATAAGTCCGCCTCTTGTGAGTCCCACAATGTAATCAGGCTGCCAGTTGCTTTTGCGAACTTGACTAGCAATTTTCATTGTCATGCTTGTAATAGCATCCCAGTTAAAATGTTTTTTATTCATCTTTGTTATTCCAATCATCGATAACTAAATTATAAGCAGTACGAAATATTTCGTATGCTTTTGCAAACGCAGGATACTCTCCAGCCATTGCGTTAACTTCGTTTACGCTAGGCATACGTTCTTCCCACAACTGCCGGTCATTTAAATATATGTCGTCATAAGACATACTACTAGAAGCAGACGTAAGCCATGCACCGTTAGTGTAAGTTGACGCTGTTATAGATGACATACTACTACTAGCTGAAGTTAGTGATTCTGTAAAGTTTTTAATAGTAGTCATGTCAATAGTTACATCACCGTTGGCTATAGGCAGTGATATGGATCCTGCTTCAACGTTGTTTAATTTGGTCATAAAGTTTATCTCCTGTAAAGAATGATTCTAGTTTTGCTTTTTGTTTTTCTAGCAAGGGCAAAAATGTATCATAATTTTCCATGTACTGCTTTACTGTAGCTATCACATGTTCTTTAAAGTGAACATAAGAATCGTAATCTTCAGTCCAGTTACTCGGATATAGGAAGTCTTCCTCTGCCATTTCTGCATAGCTTAGTCTATCAGGTACCATGGGCAATGCGTCAACTAAAGCACCTTCATACCAACTAATGCCTAATGTTTCTTGTAGATTAGCGCTAAACACTACTTTTGATTCTGCTAGTAGGGTGTGGTATTCGTGCTTAGTAAGATTCTGTTCTTGCGCTACAACAAACTGGTATTGTGGAAGCTCTTTAGCTAAGTCTTTAAAAATATCCACTTGTTTCTCAGGAGCAATACGATGCGGGAAAAGAACAATGTCTTTCTTAGTCATGCCTCTGTACGGACCTAGCGCTGTTTCAAGATACTCCATTGGCCAACCAACTTGTATAACAGATGAGTTAGTTTCGGTTAGAAGTGTATTGTTATTATGTTCAAAGAACTCGTTGGCAAACAAGTCAATGTGAAAATCAGTTGCGTAAAAGTTATGATCATAGCAGCTAAACATACTGTGCTCTGCTGAACGTACCCAAGGAGCATCACCAATAAGACGTCCTAAAAAGTCTTGTGGATCATAGCTGCCAGCGTGCCACATACCGCCGATTTTAATATCAACGCCTAGCAAACTAGCCATATATTTTAATTGAATTACTGTAGGGTTCCAAGCGTCAGTATAAAGAAAGTAATCACCGTTCTTTACTGTACCGTTACAAAACATTTCGCCGATTTGTGCGAGCTGATTGCTCTTATATACATTAGTACCGCCGAAATTAAGAAAAGCCCCAGGCGTAGTAGCCTGAGGCGTTTCTCCACCTGAAATAACAACTACTTCGTCGTTAGTCGCAGCACGAAGCTGTTCAGGTAAATGCGTTTTCCATTGCTTGGTATCGCGTGTATCAACAGCTTCTATATCAACAATGTATACGGTCTTCCTCGATTCCTATTTGCGTTACGTGCTTTAGCTCGAAGCCACCCTTGGTGTTTTTGGTAAGCTTGCCATACTGGGGCGTCTTGCTTGTATAGGTCTTTTTCGTTAAAGACTTTGCCCTCAAAACGACAGTAGTCGCGGAACTTGTCAAGATCGTCAAAGACTTTGCGGATAGTAGGATTCTCAATGCCCATTTAGATGTTCTCCAATTTAGCTGGGTAATAAATGCGACAACCATTTTCGTTGTCTTCGCTTACGTTGATAGTGATTGACCGACCGGTGTACCGCTCGGAGATTTGGTCGTAAAGGTCATCTGAAATCATTTCACATGACTTGTAATCAAGCTCAAGAGTGCCTTTATTGTAAAGGTTTTCAAGCCATCGCTGAAACTGAATAAATTCAATATCTCGATCGTTATGGAATACTTCAATTTGAACCTTGAAGTGAAAGATATGACGGTGTGGGTATCCGAGGAAACTAACGTCATACTCGTCGCCAGTAGCTAGAAGAGGATCTTCTAATGCTGCTGGATATTTATGGATACCTTCTTTTTGAAAGGTAATCCAGATGTAACGCTTAGCAAGCATTTTACTCATAGTATTTCTCTTTGTTATTTACTATATTATTAATATACTACTACTTGAGCACTTTGTCAAGCTTATATTTTGACCAATCAGTATGATAATGATGACTAGTAAGATCGTGTAGTGTATGACACCAAACACCAGCATTAGTAGCTTTAAAATCTTTATCGTCAATTTTAATCATAGTGTTGTAAGGCCATTGCTTAACATGTGGCACGACTACTCTAAACTGCGGAATAAAAGTATGATACTCTACTAGGCTAGTTTCTAGTACTCCGTCTGCTGTAGCAAGCGGCAAGTCTAGACTACACATTATATCTTTGTCTAAGAAATGTTTAATCATTTTTTCCCAGGCATTCCATTGGTGCTCTTTAGGATTAAATGAATGATTAGCCCCAAAGAAAATGTGTTCACAGTCTTCTTGCTGATAGAATCGCTCAATGAAGTCGATGCTTTGGACACCGACTACAAAGAGTGTTTTCATATCATAAGCAGGCGTCTTTTCAACTTCGTAACCTGTGAAGAATGTTACGTCGTTCTGTTCGCCAGTCTCATAATCTCTGTTCATTTTAAGTTTTTCCACATACTTGATGCCATTTGAAACAGAGCGTTTACTTGCTGGCTAGCTGGATTTCTAGCAAATGCTACCCAGCAAATTACTTTTTGATCTTTGTAGTGTTCTTCTACAAACTCTCGAAAACTTGTACCTGTGGTGTATACGTCGTCTACAATAAGCACAGGATCGTTTGAGTCACCGGTAGCATATTTTTCCATAGCATATTGTAGTGCTAGCCCGCCTCGGGGAATGCCTACTACTTTAGAGAACGGTCGATTTTCAATTTCAGAGATCATAAGAGCAAGACACTCCCAATCATCTTCAGTAAGCCCGTCGCACTCGATCTTCCATTTAAGATCAAGTCCTGCGTGTGATACAAAGTCTTCTTTTACAAATATTGTCATTTTTAACTCCTATTGAAAGAACTTGTTAAAGTTAGCACTAGCGTTGATAGTCTTTTTACCTACAGCGCCTCGAGTGCCAATGATACTCATTAGATATTTACGATGTTTTTCGACTTCTTTAAGAGCTAGCTCTCGATCGTCAATACTAAAGATTTTTTCTACAACATCTTTAAAGTATAATCGATCAAATGTTTCTTGTACTAGCATCTTAGGCATTACGCTATTACTGTATTGTCTATTAGCTTCTTGAACAGCGTTAATGTGACTCCAAACATTGTGCCCCATTTGAATAGCGTAGGAGAAACTATCCCAGCTAGTCTTGCCTTCTTTACCGATCTTATTTAGATCACCCGGCGCATAAAAGCATACATCGCTAACACCAAGTCCCTTGCTAAGTGGTGAGTCTGAAAAGTTATGAAAAATGCCGTCTTGTAGTACAGCATCACGGAACTCACGTGTGTCAGAGGCGTACTTCTTATCGTCTACACTAGGTGACATTCTGTATACCCACTTAGACCGATCTTCAGTTTCAGTTTGTGTATAAATTTGACCGTTAGCAGTAGCAAGAAACGGCGAAGCGCAGTCGAACGTAACAGTAAAGTTTTCGTTGTGATACTTGCGAACAGCTCTTTGTACGTCAGTGAGCAGTACAGCCCATTCTAGTTTACTAGTACCCAAGAAGTGCATCACGTCATGAATGCCTTTTTCTAGCAAACCGTCAAAACGTAGTGTAACAAGACGCTTGATAGCAAGCTCGATATCGCACATATTCTGACCACCCATAGCCCACCCGTTAAAGTGTGTATCGGGATAAATGGAAGGATCGCAGTAATCTTTCATTTGTTCGTACCAGTCGTCTGCTTGTTCGAAGTTTTCGCCCTGTAGTACGTTCAAAAACTTACAAGCACCAGTACGATGCTTTTGCCAGTAGTCGTTGTTAATACGTGTGGCATCTACTGCTTCTTGATATGTACTAACACCAGTAGCACGTTGGCCAGCCTCGGAACGTGACACCCAAGCCGGAATATCAAGGATCATACCATAATCCATGTAAGCATCCATCCAACGAAGAACACCGTCACGTTTTTTGTGTGCTTTAGGACAATTAGGATCTTTCCAATCGCCTTCCCAAACACCTTTACCGATTTGGAAACCACCTGAGTCGCCAAGTACCCAGGTGTTTTCTCTATCACGGTTTCGAACCATGTCTTCTTTCGGTGACTCTCTGTTCACGTCAAGATCTGCGTGCCCGGCCGAGTACATCGTCCACTTATACTGAAACTGTCCTTTATCTTTGTTAAGATAGTTAAGGCTCTCGACACCGTTTTTAAAGTTCGACGGTATGCGATCAACTGCGACATACTCGTCGAAACGTTGCTTGCCTACGTAAGTGGCATAAAAGCCACTCAGCGCAGGTAAGAATATAGCGTAATCGTTTTGTGCTTCAGTTAAGTTTGTATTCATTATTTAGACTGCGCTGGCAAGATGTAATCGTAAGTAGTAAGTCCGCTATCAACAGTAATCTTCATAGCGCCTTGGTCAGAAATGCTCATAGTAACATCGCCGCTAAGGTTAAGAATGCTCTGTACTTGGTTAACAGGATAGAACCAAGAGTGGCCAAGTGTACCAGATACACCTGCTTGGAATACAAACTCACCTGCGTGTGAACTTTGATCACCAAACGAGAACATCAAGTTACCGTTATCAGTAGAAACTTTAAAGATAGGCTCTTCAGAGTGCGCAGCGCTCATAAGCTTTAGACGACTAATGCTTGCTAGGCTAGGCTCGAATACAACATTCCATGTTGCGCCAGTAAACGTAGCAGTCTTAAGTTTCTCTTCGATAATTGCTTTGTTCATAAAGCGATAATCGTTTTGGAAATCACCTGCTGAATTTTCAAAGTGAATGTGCGTAGGAATAGTTTCGCCGTTGCGATTGTCTTGAATCACGTCAATTTTAGCATTTTCTCTGTACTCTGGGTTCTTTAAGTGTAGAGAAAGTTTGTCTAAGTTTGGCATACCGAACGTATCAGTAAACTCAGCAACGGGATTGTGAGTAGTAGCAGTAAGGACAACACTGCGATCTTCTGCCATTGAATCGATCTTCGTACCGTTATCACTGCCTACTTTCACGATAGAAAGGAAGCCAAGGGCGTGAGTGTGCGCTACGATATCTTGTAGAATGTCTTTCATTTTATATCTCCAATATATAACATTATAATAGTATAAATTTGTTTAGTTGTCAACAACTATTTAGGCTTTTGATTAGGTTTATTGACATTTTCTTCATTTACAACACGATCCCGCAATCCTGATGATGAGAAACGATGGTCACGTTTGTTATAGTACAGTTCAATGCCACGTTTGGCACAAATAGCCCTGCCTGTAAACGTTTGGTCTCTGTACTCTTCACCAAGAATGCGAACATCAATATGAAACATATTTAAAATATCTTCTAAGTCTTGCTCATCTTGGTACGTAACGATCTCGTCAACATACTCAATAGCAGATAGTTGAACATAACGCTCAACTAGCGTTTGGATTGGCTTATTTTTATCAGGTCGATCAATACTCGGATCTGTCTGTAAGCCAACAATCAGGTAATCGCACTGTGACTTTGCTTCACGTAGCATCATTACATGTCCTGCGTGAAGTAGATCGAATGCAGATGCGGTAAATCCTACCTTCATGTTGCCTCTTTCGTTGGTGTTATAGTAATGTCTTTAACTCTATGAGGCTGACTAAGGATCCAGTCTATTACAGATACGCAATAATCAACGCTCATTTTGTTTTCGTCTACATGAGCAACTCTCGGACTGTCGAAATAGCCGAATCTTACGCTAGTAGTATTGTAACCTGCGTAGTATAGTTGCTCGTTTGCTTTATCAAGCGCATTCTTTTGTACAGCGTAAGAGTGCGGCCAGTCTTTAATGCCATCGCCGCTGTTGCTGCTTATATTAATAACATGTTTGCCCAGTTCAACAGCTTTATACAGTAGATCTACTTGGGTGAATGCGTCGTGCTTACAGTTAATAAACACGTCGCACTCTTCTAAGCTACTACAGTTGCCGTATTTGTTAGCTAACGCTTTGCCAAGTCCACGTCTAGCACCAGTAATATAGTACTTCAACTTAGTCTCCAAAGTTAAACAGATTGTTAAACGTATTAGTTTGCTTTGTATCTTGTAAAGGATAGTTAAGCACACCGATAAGGTTATCAATCTTGTTATCAATAATAGTTTCTGCCATTGCTTTTTCATCAAACGGCAGTTCGGTAAACCACCCGGGCAAGCGAAGCTCGTCAGTCGGGTAACCAATACTTGTATAACCTAGCGGATTAGGCTTTAGCTTACACACAATAGTCTTCATACCGTCAACAATATCTTGTGAATACTTGTCACCGTGTACTCGTTTCAGTGTGTTCCAGTTTAGAGCTGCTCTAACGTGCCCGGGCATGTTTGCTTTACCTTGCTTTTCTTCAAGTGTTCTAAACTTATTTAGGTTATTCACACGCTTTGGTGTACCTTTTTCCCATGCCGGGCGTGACTCGAAGTCTTTTCTAAACGCAATGATAGAATCAATAATTTCTTGCTGTTCAGCGCCTTCAAGTACTCGAGTCAAGATCTTCAGCAAGAATTCCTGCATATAAGGCGGAGTGTCAGCACGACGTAGATCCAAGCCCATGGCTTTTACTTTGCCAGTTTTACCGTCTACATCTTTTCTGTTACCTTCATCGTCAATTACCAATGCTGCGTAACGCTTCTTAGTAATGTACAATCCGCTTTCTGCTACAATCTCTCGCCCAGCAGCAATAACGTCACTGCGTGAGCCGGGGCAATGGAACGCATCTAACATAAAGCTACCGAACGTTGAGTTTACTTGTTCAGCAATCTGATTGTACAGTGTAATTACGTTATCTTTACTCCAGGGGATTGTGCCTGCTTGGATTTCTTTTTCAAGTACAGGATAAGCTGAGAAGTAAACCGAGTCAGTATCGCCGTAAATTACAGTTTCGCCAACATGGTCATATTCGCCCGTAGTTACCTTATTCACCTCAGCACTCATATGCTTTACAATTTGACGGCCTGTAAGCGTAGTTGATTGACCGATGCGTTTATCAAAGAACCTACAGCCGGGATTAAGAATAGCACCGTACAGTGAGTTAAGATTAATCTTCTTAACCAACTGTCGCTTGTCCCAGTATTCAATAGCGTCTTTGTCGCCTGCTTTAATAGCTTCTTTAAGCTTAGCTTGAAGCTCTTTACGCTCGGCGTACCAACGCTTAAGAATACCCGGAATAACAGCTTCAAACTCGTGTGTAAAGATTGTACCGTTAGCACTAAGCATCCAAGGCATATTACTGTCAAAGATCAGCTTGTGTACTTCTGCTGCACTTAGTACATCCGAAGACCCATCTTCCCAGTCTACAGTGACCATAAAGTCCTTGCGTTGTTCCATCACAGCTTCGTACTCTAACGAACCGAAGTGCCCTTCCCAAGCAGCAGCGAAGCTTTTCTTCTTTAGCGTAGTAGCTTCATGAATCATAGCATCTGTTTGCTCAGGCCGAAGCTGTCCGACAATACTTTCAGGCGCCATATTAAGTGATCTAATCACACTTGGATACAGCGAGTTCAAATCCATAGAACCGACCCACTTGTGTAAGCCCTTCTTTGGGTACGCAACATACGCACCAGCGGCGCCTGTAGTTTCGTGTTCTTTTCTGTTCGGCACCTGCATACCACGACGGTGCGCTTCGTTAACAATAGCTTGCTCTGTCACTGCTACTGCGCCCATAGTAGTTTGTAGTAGCACAGTATTAGCGTGAGCAAGTTCGTTAGCAAGATCAATAAAACGTAGTTTCTTATCAAGTTTATCTAACAACGCAACGTCTGGTCGGTTGTATTCAATAAACTTTTCAAAGTCTTCGTTGTATAGTTGATCAAGTGTACCTTCGTATACTGTTTTGTTTTCGCCTACTTCGTATTCGCCAATAGCATCTAGTTTGTACGAATGTCGTTCTTCATACGTGTACTTGCGATACAAGTTTAGATAGTCCATATGTACACGACCGATAGTGTCATACGTTTCGCTAAGTTTACCGAACTTTTCGTATTCACGACGCTTTGGCTTTTGATCCCAAAGACAGAATCTACGTGTGTCGTCTGCGCTAAGAACACGCTTAATACGATTAACAGTGTATGGAACATCATAACCCTCTGAGTTCCAACCACTGTGTACGTCAGCGTCTTCGATCAAATCCAAGAACATTTCAAGCATAGCACGCTCGCCGTTGCCTTGTTTGTCATTGTCAAACAGAATAACACTGCCGTCTGGCCAACGCTTGTTACACATTTCTTGTGCTTGTTCAAGTGGAAGGCCTTTTGGCGGAACAGCAACAGTTACAAGTGCTTCGGCCCATTGTAGATACACAGTAATAGCAGTAATTGGCATGAACGGATCATCAACCGGAGCAAATCCTCGCTCTGGATCAAAGTCCGTCTCAATATCCCAAAATGCTACGTTTAGTTTAGGTGAATCTTTACCAAGGTACTGTTCACTTAGACATTGGAAGATTGGGTTAGTATCACTTTCAAATAGTTTTCGATGTCGGTTAATTGAGATTTCTTTTTTAAACTCTTTAGTGTTCTTACACACAATACGAGTTAGGGGTTCTCCGTAAGTACTCTTGTACTTACCTTTCGGGTCAGCATAGTAGAAAGTGTATTTGGCTTGGACATCTTTAAATACTCGCTTGCCGTTTACACGTTCTACAATGCGAATAGTATCAGCTTCGCGATCGAAGAATGCATCAACATACGACATATATTATTTGTCCACTCCTACAGTAGTTACAATAGTTTCGAGATCTTCAAACTCGTCTTGATGCTTATCCCAGTCACGCTTAAATGCTACACGAATTGCTTTGTTAATTAGTGCAGGCTTAACGTCAAGTTCTTCTGCGATTGCTTTTACTGTATCTTTAAGACCTGCTTGTAGGTCTTCTACTTCTTGAAGAACTGTTACGCCTTCTTGTACAATACGCTCAAGCTTGCCTTTTTCGTCAGTTCCGTAGACTCTATCACTCATAAATATACTCCTAAATTATATGTAATTATAGTTTATAATGACACGGAAGTCAAGTGTTATTTTACAAAAGCACCGATTCTGCCGTGTACATCTGGGTATTGTATATATCTATATCCCTCAGGCGGTGTAGTATTCTCGCCTTCCCAGACTGGGATAAATTCTTCAGTAGCGTAGTCAAAGTCTTCGTTTCTACGAAAGTGTACTTCGATTAGTTTGCCGTTGATGTATTCACAATTAAGATATTCTTCGTTAAACTGTGTTAGTATATCAGGTAATGGAAATTCATCATCGACACGATGCCATTTTGTCCACTGTGTAAACGTGTTATCTGGTTTAGTGCCTTCGACTGCTAACACTTGTACGCCGTGTTTGTAGTCTACGCTTACGTGCCTGCCTTCGAACCATTCGCACCAAAAGAAGCCAATTGGTAAGTGTGTTGTATCTTGTTCTAAGTACTCTTTAGTAGCACCTAGGCCTAATCCAAGTGCGTTAACACAAGGGCGTACAATATAATAACCCGGAACAGGAACATCTATTCCTATAGGCCCGCATGTATAACCTAATTTTCTTGAAAGTATAAGTTTGTCAAATACCCATAAATGATCCGCACTAGTGCGCTGCCACACAAAGTCTTCTTCAGTGTCGTCTAGTATAGGGTTTTTCATTAATCCTTACGTAAGGCTCGAATCATGTCGTGTAGCCTACCGCGATATTTTGGGCTTATTAGTAGCGTACTAAACAGCTCTACATACGGCTTTAGGGCTAGTTGCTGCTCGTCGCTTAACTCGTTGCCTTGCGAAGCAAGCGCTAACGCTTGAGCAGCTTGTATGTGACTCGGAGTTTCGTCGCCCAAGTTGGTTTGTCTTAACGCACTTACGTAATCACGAGTACTGTACGCTTCAGCGACGATCTTGTTTTTCATAAGATCGTCGTGATTCTTTTCAGCGTAGTCTTTTGCTTTTTTAGCAGAGTAAAACACTTTTACAATATCTCCAGCTTCGTTGTACACAGCCCAGAAATTTTTGCCGTTGTCGTCTTTATCTTTAACAACATGATTGTTAGTATCGTGACCGTATTTTTTATCAAAAACTTCTCTTAAATTCATAGTACTACTTCTTTGTCTTGTTACTTACGTTTTTAGCCTTACCCTTTCTATTAGGGTTAGGGTCATTTCTGCGCTTCTTGCGTACAGCAGCGGCTATAGCTTTTTTACCACCGCTTGACCGCAAACTAGCAGCACGGCTTTTGCTTAGACACTTAGGCGTGCCTTCGCCTTTTTTACGATCGCCGCATTTGCCAATACGTTCGCCTTTTGTGTTATAGCGATCCCAGCCTCCACCGCCGGCACCGCCTTTTTTACCTTTACCAAACCACTTACGTAAATCTTCTTCTAAATTTTCTGCGTAGTATGGATTGTCGGGATCTGCATCATCGGATTCGTCAGGCCACCAGTCTAATTCGTAACGTTGTCCGTCGTCAAACATATCTTTCATATCTAAAATACGTTTTTCATATTCTTCTTTTACCGGGTCAACTCTGCCTGCTACAACATCTAAAACAAAGTTCAGTGTAGTAGCATTAGCAGTAAGACTACCACAACGTGCGCCTACTTCATTTTTAAGATGATCGATTAAAATGCTACCACTACATTTCGCAAGTTCATCACTTAGGTCTTCTGGCACTTCTAGGTCTATGTAACAGTAGATAAAGTCATAGTGCGGAGCTGGCGATCCGTGTAGTATATACTCGTCCCTACACACTATACGTTTGAATCCATCTACATTATGCCATACAGTTTGTTCATCAGTTACTTCGTCTGGCGTACCAAATGTTTTTTCTAAATGCTGGCTGTAATCTGCTGATTCTTCGTGATCCCAATTACTATATTTGCCGCCGATATCTTCGTTTTTTACGCAGTTAGGGACACGCTTTCCGAACATGGTTTTCATGCCCTTCTTTTTATATCCCTTCCAGCAACGTGTTCCTTCGACGATCTCGAATATCTTCATTTTTTCTTACTATTGCCCCAATTAGCTGCGCCTTTTTTACGACACTGTACTAGTGCGCCACTTGCGTAAGCGCTTGGCCATTTTTTATAACGGCTTTTTACTTTGTGGTAACAAGCATCCTTCTTAGCAGCAGCTTCGTTTACGTGTACTATTTCGCCACCGCAAGAAGGACATTGGTTAAATGGTATATTAGTATCTTCGCTTACTTCTTTTTTTTAGCGTACTTGCCTGCTTCGTTAACTTTGTATGTCTTACCGTCAACTTCGAATTCGTCTTTGCCGTTTTTCTTAGCATCAGCTAATGCGCCTGAGAATTCATTGCCTTCGTCAACATCGCCTTCGTCAAAGATATCTTCGCCCATTTCATTTTGACTATGATCGCCAAATGCCAAGTCATCATGCGCCTCAGCATATGCGTACATCATAGCAATTAAGCTTTTGTAAGTGCTGCTGTTAGCATCAAGTAAGCGAGCAGCTTGATCTGGCTCACCTCTGTCTAGTAGTTGTGCTACATTATTAATACGGTCTTTGATACGCTGTTCTAGTTGATCCATGCGGTATACGCCCATGCCTTTTACTAGAACTTCTGACTGCGTAGCGTCTTCGTCGTGGTGTGTAATTTCGCCATACTGTCCTTCAGCAATAATCTTACGCTCGAAGTCTGCTTTTAGTACAACTAGGTCTTTCTGGTGCATTTCTGCTAATTCAAATGCCTTTGGACTCATATTAGCACGACCAATTTTGCCTTCTTGGAAAAGGATAGCTTTATTAAGTTGACTTAGCATAGTTTCGTTAGCAGACTTTTTCTTCTTGTCTTTTAGTGCTTTCTTCATTGGCTCTTTTTTATCACCGTCACTGTCAAAATCTAAGTAATCAGGCTTCTTGCCTTCTTCTACATTGTTTTTAGCTTTTTGTGCTTGGACAGTGCCAATTACTAGTATGCTGCCAACAATACCGACCATAAGAACTTTAAGTAACTCTTCTTCTTGTATTTTATTTCTAAGCTTGCCGAGGTCTCTAATCATTTTGTTAGTATCTTTGATTAGTATTTGTAGGTCAGCACGTTTATGGCCGCTGGTGTTAGAAACAGACCGCCCTCGGTCAACAGCTCTATCAACTAGCTCTTCTACGCCCTCAAAGCTAATGCCTGCCTTGCTGAGAATTCTTTTAACTTTTTGTGGGTTATTAGCCATTTCGACTTGTAAAGCAGCAGCACTTTTGTATGCTTGAGCAGCCTTGCCGCTAAGTTGAGCGGTCTTAATACCGCGGTCGGCAGCTTTGACAACTTTTTTAGTGCCCTTCATAAACTTAGATAGTTTTTTAGCGCCAGCTTCGATGCCTGCCTTGGCTAATCTTAACGGATTCTCTTCTAGCTGTTCAGACTCGTTTACGTTTACATCGTAATCCATACTGTGATACACAGAACCCAAGTAGTCGGCAGCTTTGGTAATCTTGCTTTGCTGCCATCCTTCGATGCCTTCTGCTTCACTTACGCTTTTAAGCATATCGTGCAGTTCGATAGCATACTTTGCTATTTTGTAAAGATCACTACGTGCCATTTGTACTTCGTGATCCATTTCTGCTTTATAAGCCATGTCACCTAGGTGACCTTCTTGAACTTTTTTACGAGCCATTGGTAATTCCTTAGTTGTTACTGTATTTATCTCTTTATAGGTTTGCCGCCCATGATATTGTTTGGCATATCTAGAGCATTTTTAACTGTACCGTCGGGCTTAGTAGCTTGTGGTGCTACTGGCGCTCCGTTTTTTGTCTTCTTAGGCTTAGCACGAGCTGCTATTGGGTTTGCTACAGTTGCTATTGCGCCTGCGCTTGTGCCACCCACAGTAGCAGTTTCGATTATTTCTTTTATTCTCATTTTATTCTCCGATCGCTTCGGTGACATAACGAATAGTATCACCAACGGTTATAATACCTTCGGCACTATCGTCGTCTATGCTAATGTCGAACGCTTCTTCAAGTGCTATTACAAGCTCAACAGTACTTAAACTATCAGCACCTAAGTCGTCTACAAAGCTGGCAGCTTCTGTTAAATTTTCTACGTCTTGATTTAACGCCTCTGCTATTACTTGTTTAATTTTAGTTATAGTATCGCTCATTTTTTCTTCCTCCCGGATTTCATGTTTAGGCACCACTGATACATTTTACCACGTTCGCCTGAGTATTTTTTTGCTCTTTTACGTAGATCAGTTATTGAACCTTTACAACTAGCGCCGCTTTTCTTTACACGCCCTGGT